GCTAAAATCGTATGGCGAAACATTATAGATATTATCCCGCAAGACGATTTTAGCGGGGATGTCTTATATTACGTAGTGTATTTTTAGAGGTTGATATGGCCAAGCATAAGGGGATTGAAATAAAAGGGTTTCAAGAAATCTATAAAAATTTAGGATTAATTGAAAGTGAAATTGTTGAATCAGCGTTTAAAGGTATTAAAAAGCTCGGTGAAGTTATACTTGGCGAAAGCCAAAAACTTGTTCCGGTAGATACTGGGACTTTAAAGGATAGTGGAACAACGCAAAGCAGTAAGAAAGACCATAGTGTAACAATTTCATACAATACACCTTATGCACGCAAGCAACACGAGGATAATACATTAAATCACCCTAGAGGTGGGCAGGCAAAATATTTAGAACGACCATTTAATGAAAAAGCAGGCGAGGCAGAAAGCTATATTGCAAACGAACTTCAGAAAAAATTAAGGAAAAAATATCAATGACATTACTAGAAGATATTAAAAAACATTTGACTAATTACGGAATAACTGCACCGATTTATTTTAATTGGGCTTCGGAGAAAAACGGCGCAAATGATTGTGTTATTCTTTGGCTTTATGATGGTACACCTAATATGGTAGCACGAAACGCCAAAGTACAAATTACAGTTAAAAATAGTAATATGTTAAAAGCCGAAAAAATGGCGGATTTAATATATTCTATACTTTATCCTATGGGTCAATATAAAAAAGCTATTGAAATAAACGGCAAATTGATGCATATCGAGCCATTGCAAGAGCCTTTTTATAACGAAAAAGACCAAAATAACAGACATTGTTATGTTTTTAATGTGAATATCAATTACGCAAGATAAGGAGATTAACAAATGGCAATTACAACAGTTACTAAAGTTTACGGGGTAGATGATTTTAAATTATTCCCAATTACACAAGACGACGCAGAAGGCTTTGAATGTGGAGCAGCAATTGACGGCGTGGGTGTAAAACAAGTTTCATTAACTTTTGAAGCAGACGAAAAAGATTTAACAGGCGATGAAATGACATTAGACACAATTGCAAAAGTTAAATCTGTTACAGTTTCAACAGAAGTTGCGAAATTAAACCTTGAAGCAATGGCTTTATTTACAGGTGGAACATTAACAACTGATACTGATGCTGCAACTTTGTCAATTGGTTCAAATGCTTCTGGTAACCAAAAGTATTTTCAAGCACAATTCCAAATTAAAACCACTGACAATGAGGGTGGAGATTTGCATTATATCGTTTACAAAGCTAAAGCAACCGCTACACCAATTAACGGTACAGAGGACGATTATGCAACATTTACTATTGATTGTAAAGGCGTATATACAACATTTGCTGGGTTTAATGGCAATGAACAAAAACTTGTTGATATTAAATTAAACAAAACAGCTAAAGCTTTGGTAGCAGTAACAGCATAAGGAGTAAATAATGCTTGCAGATATTTTTAACACACCGGCAATAGTGAGTATTAATGGCAAAGAATATAAAGCAGAGTTCGATTTTGAAAGTTACGCAGTGCTTGAAACCTTAACCGGAAAAAGTATGCATAAAATATGCTCTCTGCTATTGCAAGAAAATTTACCTTTAAATGATAGTATCGAGCTAATTTGCTGTTCGCTTTTGAAACATCAAAAACAAGAAGATATGAAAGCAATACACGAGTATTTTCACACTAATTTATATGTGATAAGAGATCTTCTAAAAGATATTGCGGGTGCTTATGTTTCTCCGTTATTGCCACCTGAAGTGTATCAGGCAACTGAAGAAATTAAGAAATCCGAAAAAAAAAAGAAAGCGAAGAAGTAAAATTTGATTGGGTTGCAACATATTCAATAGCAAGAAAAATGTTGGGGTGGAGTGATTCCGAGTTCTGGAGTTCCACCCCTCGCAAGTATAACGCAGTTTTTTGGCAATATGTTGAATTAAACAAGCCACCGGAACAAAAAGCCAAAACGGGAACAGATGCGATAAATGATATTATGAAAACAATGGGAGCATTTAAATAATGGACGCAGGGCAAGTAAATGTTAAGTTACAGTTAGATAGTAAAGATTTTGAACAAGGGGTAAAAAAAGGGAAGTCCCAGCTTGAATCGCTTCAAGAATCGTTTAATCTTGCGGGGAATTCTGCAGGTGGACTTGGCTTGGCGTTAAAAAAACTTGCAGCTCCTCTTGCTGGTGCTGGTGCATTAAAAGTTTTATATGATTTAGGACGAAATGCCGTTGATACAGCATCCAAGTTCGAAACATTGGCTGTGTCTTTTGAAGTTCTTGCAGGTGGCGCAGACGCTGGTAAAAAATTAACAGATCAGATTATAGATTTGGCATCTAAAACACCATTAACTACAGAGGCATTGTCTGATGGTGCTAGAACATTGCTTTCTTTTGGTGAAAGTGCTGAAGATGTTGTTGCAGATTTAAAGCTATTAGGTGACATTACCGGTGGCGATGCTCAAAGAATGCAATCATTAACCCTTGCTTTTGCTCAAGTCGGCTCTACGGGGCGTCTAATGGGTCAAGATTTATTGCAAATGGTTAATGCGGGCTTTAACCCTTTGTCTATAATTTCAGAAAAAACAGGCAAGTCAATGGCAACTCTAAAAGACGAAATGTCAAAAGGGTTGATTACTTTTAATGACGTAAAACAAGCAATGATTGACGCTACTTCAGCGGGTGGTCGTTTTTATGGAATGATGGACAAACAATCAGCTACATTAAGTGGCAGATTGTCAACATTAAGCGATACTTGGGCTTTAGTAGGTAAAAGTATTGGTGAAAAATTCTTACCAATGGCAAAAGCTGTTGTTGATTCAATGATTAGCCTTGGCGAAAATATTAATAAAACTATCAAATGGCTAGAAAGCGAAGATAGCACATTAAAAAGAGTTGGTGAAAGTTGGCGTAAATATTGGGCGTCAAAACGTAAGTCAAAAGAAACTTTAACCTTTACATTTGAACCATATCTTGAAAAACGTAAAGCGCAAAAAGCAGCGCAGGAAATTCAAAAAGAAACCGCTAAGGCAACAAGTGGTTTTGCTGGTTTATCACAAACACCTTCAATTACTACAGATAAGGCACAACAAAAAGCTTTAAATAATTTAAAAAGATATATTGACTCATACACATTACAAACAAAAGAGCTTGAATTAAAAGCAAATGATAGTAGTTTCGCGGGCGGTTTTATAAGTAATATAAGCACACAATATGCCAAACGCCTAGAAATTGAGCGTTGGTATCAATTAGAATTGTTTAAAATTAAGCGTGAGGGATATGAAAATGTCCAACAATATGAAGATGCTGTAAATGCTTTAACAACACTTAAAAATCAAAAAATAGTTCAGGAAAATTTAAACGTTTGGCAAGGTTATGGCAATACTCTTGCAAGTGTTATTGACAATTCATTTACTAATATTTTACAAGATAACGAGAGCTTTGGCGATGCTATGATTAATTTGATGAATAATATTGCCAAAGAATTAATTAAAATTGCTTTAAATCAAGCATTAAAAGAGATAGAAATTGAGAAGATGAAACAAGCCGCACTAGCTATTTTGCGTGGTATTGGTTCATTCTTTGGTGGTGGTGCAGGTGCTGCAGTTAGTGCAGGTGCTGCCGTAGCTGGTGGCGGTGGGATGATGTATCCTGTTGATCCTGCCATTTATCATAGTGGTGGGAATGTTCCCGGCTCAAAAGAACAGTTGGCAATTGTTAAAGGTGGCGAACGTATTTTAAACCCTGCTGAAAATGTTGCTTATACCGAAAAGCAAGAGGGTGTCACAACTTCAAGCCCTAATATCGTAATGATTAACGTTAAAGCGTGGGACGGTAAAGACGTTATTCAAACATTAAAAGCTAATTCGCAAACAATCAACCAAATTGTATCAAGTGGCATTAAAAATAACAATCAAGGTTTAAGGACTATTGTGCAGAATACATAAGTTCCATTTTTGAACGCAAGTTATATTGAAAATCCTTTCCCGCTAAGCCTTTCCAATGCCCTATTAATTTGCCTTGTGGGTTGTATAAAAAGCTATCATTACCTGCAAAATATTCAATGCTTAATAATTCACCGTTTGGAGAATATTTAAGGTGTTTATAATGAGTTTTAGTAATTGTTGCTACTAATTTATTTTTTTCTTTACCTTTTTCGTAGATATATTCTTTGTTTGGGCTATCTTTATACACAACTGTATATAATTCGTAATTTATAACTTTCATAAGTTTTGTTTTTGTTTTTGTAACTACTAAAACATCATTCAACGCATTTAAATCAAAATAATAACGAGGTTCAAAAACACCAATAACACTCAAGGCGTCAAAGTTTTTTACTCCGTCAAATGCTTCTTGTCTTGCTTGCTCTGCAGTGTATTGAACGCCACCGTGTAAAGTTACAGCTTGACAAGGTAAACAAAAACATAACAATGTAAATAAAATAATAAGTTTTCCACGCATCTTTGCAAGCACCTCCTTTACGGCTTTTAATTCTTCGTCTGAAAGCCTAAAAGTATATTGTTTTTTGTTGTTTGTACCTTTTGGACGCCCAGCACCTTCACGCTTACCGCCCCATTTTTTATCTGTCATAATTATAGTATAAAGTATAACTTGTTTTTTGTCAATACATATATCAAGAAATATTACGAGGAATAATGGCAAATTTACCGATTTTTAACATAGATTATCAAAGAGCTTATACAAGCACAATAGAGTTTCAAACGCAAATTAATGAAAAAATGAAAGGACGTGAGCAACGTTATCCACTTTGGACGTATCCAAAGCGTACATTTACGCTGAAATTCGACAAGAATTTTGCAGGACGTACAGAACTGGAACAGTTTTTTATTGATGTTATGGGGCGTGCCGGTAAATTTGAATGGACTTGGGACATAAAGCGTGGCGGTAACGGTCAAACTTATGTTTGTACTTTTGACAATGACAGTTTTAAACAAAATATTCAGGAGTTAGGCTATACAGAATGCGAATTAAAGCTTGTTACTGTTGATGATTTTGTTTATGAAGAAGTGCCAACATTAGATTTTTATCATAAAGCAGAGTGTGAAAATTCAATTGAATTTTACACAATAATTGACAAAATATTTACGTTTCAAAATAACCGTAAGGCTTGGTGGGAAACACCTAAAAAGTCTTGGACATTAACTTTTGACAAAACACCTGAAATAAGAAAACAAATTGAAAACTTTTTTATACAAAAACACGGTAAATTTAAGGATTTTGATTGGACTTGGGACAAAGCAAGAGGTGGCGACGGTAAAACATACAGAGTCCGATTTGATGACGATATTTTACAAACAGATGTTGAAGATTTAGGATATGGACATATTCAAATTAAATTGAAAGAGGTTTTTTCAAGCCCTAATCCATTAAGCGAAGTTGAGAAAGACGAAATAATCCCTAGAAAGTTGTTAAAAATAGAGCTTGATGGTGGTTCTATACTTATTCTTGATAACGAAACATTGGACACGTTAATTTATAACGGAGATACGTACATCGGCGCACCGCTATCCCACGGCGAAATAGTTAAAGATGATAATAGTGCAGTTAATAAATTATCTATTGAATTATCCAATGTAGCTTTGCAAATTTCTGGTATTGTAGGCACTCGTGGAGATGTTATTACTAATGCCCCAGCAGTATTAAGTCTTGTTTTTTTAGATGTTAATACAAAACAGATCATAAAAGGTTATTCGCAAATTATTTATGCAGGCAAATGTAATAATCTTGAATTGGATTATGAAACGGCTAAAATGGATATTGAAACCGAGCTTGGGGGCTATGAGTTGCAAGCACCGATTATGAAATATCGTACAAGTTGCCAAGTAAGACGTTTTAAAGATTGCAGATGTGGTTATACAGGCACAGAATTTACTTCTTGTGATAGAACTTGGGAAAGTTGCCAAGCACGTAATAACACGGCTAATTTTAGGGGTTTTCCTAGTATCCCTGCTGAAACTGTTATTAAAGTATAGTTGCAAAATGATAAAAATTAGTGTAGTATAAACCTGTTAAGAGGGTTTATATGTTTAAATGGTTTTTAAAATTTTTAGGTTTTTTAGAAGAAAGTAAATTACAAAAAACAAGTTCAGAGCGTGTTGAAAGTAATAATATTTCATCGGGGATTTCATTTCCTGAATATGACCCAGAAGAATATCAAAGGCAGAAAGCTATACGCAACGACAAAGCCTTAAACGGTTGTGAATTTTGGGATGGATTAAATATTGATTTTCAAGAGAATTTGGAGTTTTTAAATAATAGAAAATGCCCTTATTGTGGCTGTGATTTGCCAGAAAGAAAAGGACAATCTTATAAATGTCCTGAATGTAAAGAAAAAATATATAGATTAAAAGATTTAGTAAGTAATTTTGAGGGGTTATTTACACAGGAACAAAAAGAAATAAGAGAACAATTAAAAAAAGAATTAAATC